CCACCTAACATTACATCACCACCCAATGCCATAAATCCACCAACTGCTAACAAACCAGGAAGTGCCAAAAGAGATGCTCCGGCAAAGGCCATTAACGATGCTGATAATGCAGCAAAGCCACCTGCCATTGCAAGTAATCCTAATGCAGAATCAATTGATAATAATGGTAATAACGCCGTCATCATAGATGTTATACTACCTACAATTACTGAAATACCAGTTGCTATTGATGTTATAACACTCGTTATAACTACACCAATTGCTTGGATTGCTGGAGTCATTAAACTTAATCCATATCCAAATGCAACAAATGCACCTGCTAGTGCAAGTATAACCCCAACACCTAACAATCCAAAAGTTCCTGCGGTTGCTCCAAATGATACCAATGCAGGTCCTAATAAATTTAATCCAGCTGCTGCGGATGATGCAGCTAATCCGAATAACCCCATCCCAATTGCACCAGGTATCATAAGTATAAATGCACCTGCGGTTGCTGCTAATGTACCAACTGCGAGAAGTGGAACTGTTGCAAATGATAACAAACCAACTGCCAATTTAGATAAACCCTTACCAGCCGTTGCTCCAAATGCACCAACTGCCATCATACCAGGTGTACCCAATGATAATAATAATAAAGCAGGACCTGCCAATGCAGTATTTAATATACCCATACTAACACCCGGCTTCCCCATAGCTTGAAAACCTTTGGCCATTTGTGTTTGTTGATTTGTGGAACTTTTACTTGGAGGTGTAGTTGGTGTTATAGCTCCGCCTTTTCCTAAATTTTTAATTGTTTTTATTTCTTTGGTATCCGTTATACCACCAAAACCTTGAAACCCCTTTCCAGTAAGCAATCCCCCAACTCCTTTTGCAGCATCTTTTAAAAAACTAAATCCTTCTTTGGCATCTGCAACTTGAGATTTAAAGTCTTTCATACCAATCAGCATACCACCAATACCTTTAACAGCAGTTCCGGTTATACCAGCTCCCATTTCTCTTACCGTAGCGGTAATTGAGTTAAATGAACCTTCTAATTGTCCAACTGGTGTTAATGCTTTTTTCTCATTTGCAACCATTTGCATTAATTCAGCATTAGATACACCAATAGCCTTTGCCAAAGCTTCTCTTTCTACTGGATTCATTGCTTCCAATTCTGCCAAAGTACCAGCAGCCTCTATTGCCGCTTTCATTGCTCCAGCACTATCACCTGCAAATGCCAACTCTCTTGCTTTATTTAAATTTATATTTTTACCCAATATAACAGATGCTTCCATTTCGGCGGCTACTGATGATTGGTAATCTAATAAACCATCACTTATCTTTGAAGCCGTTGCTAAATCAACACCCAATCTACGAGCTTGTACTGCTGCTTCCGCTATGTTACTCCCACCATTTTTTGAGTATAATGCAAAGAACTCTGTGTTTTCTGCAATATCTTTCATTACACCCGCAGGAGCTACACCATTAGCTGATGCCAATTGGGATGCAGCTTCTAACGTATTCATTGCAAATTCAGATGAACGACCTGATAGATTACCAAACTGATTTACTAATGTAGCCGCTTCTTCCCCACTAACACCCAATCTACCGGTCAATGCACCAACACCAAGACTCAATTTAAGTGTTACATCGTTTGCATCACCCAATTTTTCAGCTAAAGATGTTACACCTTTTGCTGCATCATCACCCAATAGTTTTGATACTAAAAATGATTGAGATTTTAGTTGGAACATTTGACCAACAGTACCACCAACACTTTTAGATAAATCATTAAAATCGTCTACCAATCCACCAATGTATATCAATGACATACCAGCCATATTCTTAAACGATGAAAAGAATACCTCAATGGTGGCTGCTATTTTTTTAAATTGTGTGTTTAAATTATTTAAATCACCATAAACATCACTATAAATATCTTTAATTTCTTTCGATGTATTTGCAATCGAATTTGCTTCTAATACTATATTTTTTAATGCCCCAATTTGTTTCTGTAAATTTTGAAATGTTTCGTTTTCTTTACCATTTATCAATGCATATGCATCGGCTTGGGTTTGTAGTAAATTTAAAGATTTTTCAATTTCATTATTTTGTATGCTACGTTCTAAAGTATCCTCTTTATTTAGTGAAGATAATTCAGTAGCTAATGATAGGGTTTGGTTATATGTTGATGCAAAAGCTGTTAATTCTGCTTTCTTTGCACCAGAGGCGGCTTTGGCAGATGCAGTTAATTTTTCTGAAATGGATAATGTATCCATCATTCTACTCTTAAACCCGCCTAATGAGTCTGGTATTTGCTTGTAAACATCTGCTAAACTTTTAGTTTCTTGTAATTGTTTAGTTTGTTTATCTAATACTAAATTTTGAGCATTTCGTATTTTTTTAAAAGCAGATATTGTTTTATTTAATTCAGAATTTATATTGGATATAGCAGTAGATTGGTCACCCAAAGTAGATGACAATCCTTTTTTGATTGCATCCAACTCTGTTTGGAAATCTCGTATTTGTTTTACGAGTTTTTCTACATCTTGATTTTGCTTTGCCATTTATTATTAAAATCCGTGCTTTTTCATTATACTACGAAATTCTTCGTTTTCATCACTCATACGTTTCATAGCATTTACCACTTCAACTGGTGCTCCCGCTTTTTTAGCTGCTGCTGCATATCTATCAGCTACACCTTGTTGTAATCCTTTGAAAAAATTATCAACAATTTTTACTAAAATTCCTTCTTTTAGTTGTTTTTTATTATCCATAATACTAGATTTATTCTTATATAAATATCCATAAACAAAAAAAGTTAGGATTTTATCTCCTAACTTTACTATTTGCTTTACTGATTTGCTCTTGTTCTGCTTTTTTAATTTTCATTAAATTATTCACATACAACCTTCTTATATGTAGTGGTAGATTATAAACATCCGAAAATGTAAATCCACCACTACTACCCATTATCAAAAAGAATATCTCTTCGTGTAGCTTTAAACTATAATCAGTTGGAAGGGTAAAAAAAGTTAATCCCAAACGGGATGTCTAGCGCCTCCTCTTCGCCTGTGATTTCAGAAACAAAATCGTATTTAAGGTTCAAATCCGGTGAGATTGTTTTTACATATTCCCTAAATGCTCTAGTATCTTTTGCTAACATATTTTTAGCAAATCTACCAATATTTCCTCTATCAGTATCACCATCAACAGATACAATCATATATTTTAAACGAGTAGATACATCGGATGAATTATCTTTGTTTTTAGATAATCTTTCCATTGCTTGTGTTTCTGCGTTTATATCTTTTTCATCTTTGTGAGTTAATAACTTAAATGTTATTTTCTTTTTACTTAATGGTAATTCTAATTCATAACGATTTTCTGGATTAAGAATTGATAAATCAATATCTTTTGTTTGTATTTCCGATAAATCAATTACTACTTTTTGTTTTTCACCACTAAATGGGTCTGTAACCTCTACATCATAATCAGGTCCATATCCTAATACACGAGTTGCTAAAAATACAGCGTTCTTATCACCGATAACCAAATCATCTGGATTTACACCCAACTGAACTACTACCGATTCAAATAGTTTATCTAACACCACACCTTTACGGATTAGATTTTGAGAAGAAAGTATATCTTCTTCCTTTGCTGTCATATATTTAATTTCCAAAGTTCCTTTACTTAAAGGATTTCCTACTGCATAACACTTACCTTCCGATGGTAATGAAATGATTTGAGTTGGAAAATCAAATGTTTTTACTGGTGTTGGTTGTTCTGTTTTAGGTTGCGTTTTTATTGGTTGCGAACCTCTTGAAATGTTTAATTCTTCTTCCATAACTATAATAAATTGTTGTTGTTTATTCCTATTCTTCTAATACAATCCGGTCTTGCACATAGTTCGTTTGGTAAATTGCCACAAGAACATTTATTCTCATCTATGTGAGATGAAAACTTTTGTACACTATCCAAAAGTAATCCTTTAGTTTGAGCAGGTTGTTGCTCTTTGAGTAAATCTCTAATTTCAGTTAATAGAGATTTTATTATTGCAAATTGTCCTAATTCCATAACATTATTTTTGTATATATAAATATACCAAAACAAAAAAAGTGTGTAAAAAATTACACACTTTTCTTAAATTTTTAATTTTGTTAATATTAGTATTCTAATACACAATAATCTACTGATAAAGTGATTGTGATGTTTACGGGGTCATTCGAACTCCAATCCATTTCACCAAATTCAGCTGATGCAATAAATGCTCCAACTAATTTCCAGTTTTCAATTTTATCACCAACAGGTCCTAATGCGTAGATGTCAATATTTTTCTTATAGAAATCTGAATAACCATCACGACCAGTAATAGATTCGTGCGAAGTTCTAATCCATTCCATTACCGCCTGTGCTCCAGATGGAACAATTGGGTCATATAATGTGATAGTTAAATCATCCCAGTTAGATTTTCCTTTTATCTTACGTTTTACGTTGATATGGTCCAATGTGATAGTTTCACTTGTATATTTTGGTCTATTAGCTGCTTTTATCATAAATGATGGGATACCATCCACTTCCATTACGAAACGTTGAGCTAATTTAGGTTCAAAATTAGTATAGAACATTTTATCAAACCCTAATACTTCTGCCATTTTTTATTTCTCCTTATATCTTTTATATAAATATATCTTTTTTAAATTTATTATGCTCCAAACGTTGCACCAGTTGGTAAAATGTTGAAGTCAATTTGGATAAATTCAGCAGTTTTAGTAGGTTGTAAGAAAATTGCTCCTTGTAAGATGTTTCTATCAATCACATCTGGTGTGTTGTTTGAATCATCCATTACAACTCTAAATGCGTATAAACCTTGTCTTTGTTGGATACCCTCTAAATATGGATTTACAGTATTTAAGAATTTGTTTCTAGTTTCTGCCGTATTTTGTTCAAATACCAAATATCTCGAAGTAGATGCGATATACTTTTTAACTGTAATCAACAATCTTCTTACGTTAATTCTATCTAATGCAGATGGTCTAGATTGTAAAGTCTTTTGTCCAAATGC